AACTGGCCCCCAACGTTGATGGAGATTTTGGAAGCCAATTTGGTTACAGATAACTCGTTAGATTATTCCACGATCGCAGATTTTATTGAGGTCCGTCGTTCTATGAAAGAAAAGGCATGGACAGGCTCTTATATAATTCGCGCACCATCAAAGCGTGGTGGTTATGATGGTTGGACCAAGTCAACGTTTGTTACTGAAATTGTGGTACACAAAGGGTTGTTCTCGGTTAAGCAACAACTAACAGATGCGCTTCTGACTAAACGCTGTGAGGATGTCTACAAGGTGCTTTGCTCAATACCTAACTGGGGCACGTTCATGTCAGGACAGGTTGTCGCAGATTGGACTTACTGTCATCTATTGTGGGATGCGTCAGATAGGTTTACGTGGGCACCGATGGGTCCGGGTAGTCGCCGTGGGTACAACCGTATGTGTGGGCAGGCGTTGACTAAAGCGGCACCAACCCAAGAGGTTTGGAATTTTCAGTTGCAACGGTGGCGAGAAGAGATCTTGGATAGGTTAGGGCCAGCATATGAGGAGACGTTGACACTCCACGATGTTCAGAATTGTTTATGTGAGTTTGATAAATACGAGCGGGTGCGGTTGGGTGAAGGACGACCACGGTCGCGTTATGTGCCAGAGGAGGCGTACTGATGGTAGTGATGAAACCAGAAGTAGCCGCAATGACGGAAGAGGAGGCGCAAGAGGCGACGAAGGAAAATAAACATGGATATGTTTGGGAATGGGGTCTTCGGATTATTATCGATGACGCTTGTGCAATATTCAAAACCCGTGAAGAGTTAGAAGCGTTCATTACCGATCTGCGAGTTGCTGCAGAGAAACAATGGCCACCGGAGGAGGCGTGATGATCCGTTCAGATGTTCTTACTAATCTACGTATGGCTGGACAGGTAAGGCGTTACCACACATGGCCAATGCACACCGTTCAGACTGTAGCGGATCACTCTTGGAACGTGATGCGTATCTACAATCAGATCTTTGGTGCGTTACCGTCGTTGGTTACGCAGTACATCCTCTACCATGATTGTGGGGAGGTTGTTCTTGGTGATCTCCCATACCCAGTTAAGAAGAACAATTCTGAGTTAGACGTTCAATGTAAGTTAGTTGAGCGTTTAGCGTTGCACGAGTTAGGAGTTGAATTGCCTGTATTGACTGACGAGCATAAGTTGCAAGTCAAACTTTGCGACCTCATTGATATGTTGGAGCTTGGGCTTGTTGAACGTGCAATGGGTAACAAGTTTGCTACGCCGATTGTGGATGATGTGTGGAGTAATATTTGTTTGTTGGTTGAACAACTACCAACACAGCTTGATGTCAAAGTGGTCAAATATGTACAAGCGGCAATGAACAGGTGGTGATATGCATGTGATCTACGCAAGGAACGTTAACGAGGCTTACGTGAAGGGTCTTGAGCATCTACTCACGCATGGTGATAAGCAGCAGACTCGTGCAGGTGAATGCTGGGTGGCACCGACGCCAGTGACAACAGTTTACTACCGGCCGTGGGAGCGTATCCTTTGGAATGCGGATCGTAATGCCAACCCGTTCTTTCATCTGGCAGAGTCGTTGTGGATGTTGGGGGGGCATAACGACGCAACGTGGTTGGATCAGTTCGTTGGTGACTTCTCCAAACGGTTCGCAGAGGAGGGTGGCTTGCAACATGGTGCTTACGGATACCGTTGGCGGTGTCATTTCGATGTAGAAGGTGGAGGGAGGCCAGCGCTACCGGATCAGCTTGAAACGATTGTGGCTTTGATTAAAGCCAATCCGTTGGATCGACGGATTGTGCTAACCATGTGGGATCCGGTTGCTGATCTTGCCATGGATAAGCGGGACATTCCGTGCAATACGCATGTTTACTTCCGGGTGCGGGAGGAGCGACTTAACCACTATACCGTTGGTCAGGCTCTGCCTGATAGTTCGGTAGTGATTAATCGGTTCTTGGATATGACGGTCTGCTGCCGTTCCAATGATATTGTTTGGGGTGCGTATGGTGCTAACGCGGTGCACTTCTCAGTGTTGCACGAATACGTAGCCGCGCGTGTTGGTGTGTCGATGGGACTGTATTACCAGATCAGTAATAACTATCATGGTTACGTGAATACGATCCCAGCGCAGGAAGCGCCATGGATTGATCTTTACGAAGATGAAAATGTGGTTCCTGCACGGATTGTGACGGCCCCAAAAGAGATTGACGTTGATCTAATAACCTTCTTTGATACATGGAAGTTTGATTGGGGTGGTACATTGCAGTTTGCTAATGAGTTTTTGGGCAACACCGCTCGGCCATTGTTGAAGTTGTACGCTCGACGCAACGAGATCACTGACGAGGAACTTGCCGAGTGGCCTGGCAAGACGGACTGGGACTACGCTTGTAAATACTGGTTGATGCGCCGGTTGGCAAAACGGAGGAAGATGCAAAATGTCTGATGCGAATAGGGAACAGGTTGGTGGGATGCACTATAAGACAGGGTACGAGCATTGGGACCTTGCCTTGCACGTTGGGTGGGATGGTTATTTGCCAGGGCAGATCTCAAAGTACGTTACTCGCTGGCGTGATAAGGGTGGTGTGACCGATCTTAAGAAAGCACTTCACTTTCTTGATAAGTTGATTGAGAACCCGGCTACGTGGCGATCTTCACCGTTGACTAAGGCTGAACTTGCGGCGGTCTATGAGCGGTACGTTAAGGAGAATGGCCTTAGCTTGTTGGAATCAGAGATAATAGGTGCACTTATTACTGGGCCAGATAGAGGTACGCTGCAAGATATTCGTGGATACCTCTTAACGTTGATTGAATTGGCATCCCCGCCACATCGTTCCGATAGTAACAAGCATGCGCAGGAGGAAACCCCGTGACGGAGTTCAACCGAGCAGAGTTGTTGAAGACGCTAGACCAGTGTCGTCCAGCAATCGCAGCCGTAGGGTTGATCCCTGCGTTGAGCCATCTTTGGTTCGATGGTAAGTTCGTTTATGCTTATGGTGGTGGGTTGGGTATCCGTCGTAAATTGGAGTGCGATTTCCAATGTGGGTTGCCAGGTAAGATCTTGCTCGATCTGTTGAAGACTTCTGCGCTTGAGAAAGTTTGGATAAATCAAACCGAGCAAGGTGTGGTGCTCCAGATGGGCAAGGCGAAGATCAATTTAGCGCAGATGCCAATTGATGAACAGATTTGGCCGTTCCCTAAGGCTCTGCCCAAGGAAGCTGGATTACCACTGTCTGAGAAGATCTTCGATGTGTTTAAACAGTTGCCGTTTGTAAAATCTAGTAAGGAGACTAAAGCAGTTCATTACGGTATTGTGGTGATGGTAAGCAATACTGAAGTCGGGCTCTATGCTACTGATAGTATCTGCATTGCCAAACGGGCTATCGAAGTTCAGTCAACGAGTATGCCAACGTTCATAGCACCGTGGCCGTTTGTAGCAGCGGTGGTAGATCTTTTGAGTGGGAAGAAAGCACCACATTTGTGGCAGCTTACTAAGTATCCTATTACTAACCTCGATTTTGATCCTAATAGGGAGGAGAGTGACGAGAATCCTAAGAAACTTCTTATCAACGCTCTGATTGCTGGTGTGCCAGGAACGATGATAGCATCAAACTTGCTAGAGCTCGATGCCGACCCATCTAAGATCATGACAAAACGGTTTACCGGTAAGTTACGGGCACTCCCCAAAGGCCTGGAGCCGCTCCTGCAGCGAGCAACTATCTTAGCGGGTACCGAAGAGCCCACTCTAGCCGTCTCCATCGCCAAAGGCGTGATGCGCTTGAAGGCTAAGTTCAAGACCGGGATGATTGACGAGCGGATAGAGCTCGACGGTGGTGCACCTTCTGTTAATGTGAAAATCTCCGCCAACTTGGTTAGTGCTGCAATTAAGTGGGCTGACAAATTTGCTATTAGTGAGAACGAACTGCTCTTATCAGGAGCCGATGGATTTCAATATATGCTGGGGACCAAAGAGTGACCGGCCTCTTCAAAGACGACCCACTCGGGCAGGTTGTTAATCGTAAGCAAGGGTTGTCGATCAAGCTACTACACCAAATGGGGTGTAAGGTTTGTCCACTTGCCAAATTAGACAATAAGAACCCTGACATGCCTGCGTCCGGGTCAGAGGAACCACTTGTCTACATCCTGGGCGAGGCTCCAGGACGGGAGGAGGACGAAATTGGAAAACAATTTGTTGGTACCAGTGGAAGACTTCTCCACAAGTACGTGCCTCAGAAGTGGCGTGACCGTCTCCGTTACAACAATGTGGTACGAACACGTCCCTATAAGAACGAAACTCCCACAGGTACAGCTATCGAGTGTTGCCGCCCTTCTGTTGTGCGGGATATCGAACGCACCAAACCGAAGGCTATCTTTGGATTTGGCAACATTCCGCTTGAGTGGGTAACCAACAACGGTTGGACTGGTATCACGCTTTGGCGTGGACGACGGATGCCAGTAAGGATAGGTAGCCATACGTGTTGGTACTATCCGATGTTCCATCCGGCATATCTGTATCGGTTCCAACGGGTAAATAAGCGTACTGGCGAGCGCATGCCTTCGGAAGAAGAACGTGCGTTCAAGTTTGATTTGCTCCGTGCGTTCGCTGAGATCAAATATCTATCAACATCAAAGGTGCACACGCCACAGGAAGTCTTCAATAATGTCAAGTTGGTAACGAATGACATGCGGCTTGTCGAGGAGGCGTTCGCATGGGCCAGCGAGCAATCGGATGTTGGGTTTGACTACGAGACAAATAGGCTCCGTCCATATTCCAAGGGTGCAAAGATCCTCACGTTCGCATTTGACAATGGTGAGCGTGGTTATTCTATTGCGCTAGATCACCGGGAAGCAACTTGGACCAAAGCCGAGAAGGAACAAATTCGGGCGTTGTTAATCAAGTGGTTTGCGACCAAGGTTCGGAAGTATGTGCATAACTTAGCGTTTGAGTTAGAGTGGACTGGTGTTGAGTTTGGGCGTAAGTTGATCCGTACGCCTAACTGGGAATGCACAGCGAACCAAGCTGCTACATTGGATGAACGGCGTGGTAAGCGGAAGCCTGGAGCATTCTCCCTCGAGTTTCTGGTTCAACAGTATTTTGGATTCAATCTTAAAAAGCTGTCAAACGTGGATCGTAAGAAGCTGGACGAGGAGCGGCTCGAGACAGTGTTGTTGTATAACGGTGGTGATGCACGTTACCATTGTTTAGTTGGGCGAGTGCAGCGTCAGTTATTAGCACAGCACGGTCTTAAATATCCGTACGAGCTACGCCTCCGTAGAGTGCCCACGTTGGTACTATCCCAGATCAAAGGTGTACCGGTTGACCAACAGGAAGTTGATCGGCTCTCACGTAAGTATGGTGACCGTATTGCAAAAGCTGAACGGATCATTGCTACTCTCGATGTGGTGAAGCAATTTGAGCGGTTGCGTAAGCAGCCGTTTAATCCGTTATCGGGTAGGGATGTGTTGTTTGTGCTTAAGGATATTATGCATCGTAAGGAGGTTGAGGTTCAGAAGAAGTTTGATAAGAAGAGTGAAGCTGAAGATAAGTACGAGCGTAAGACGCGGTTGTCTGCTGATGAGAAGGTGCTGCTTCAGATTAAGCATCCGTTCTCCAAGGCCATCTTACAGTTGCGTAAGGCTACAAAGCGTAAGAGTACCTATATTGATCCGTATTCAGACAAGACTGATGTTAGCATGGTGTATCCGGACGGTGATCTGCATGCATCGTTCAATACGTTCTTTGTGAACACTGGTCGGTTGAGTTGCGAGGACCCTAATCTACAGAACGTCCCTAAACGGGATGAGGAGGCAAGAGAAGTTCGTAAGCAGATCAAGGCAAGGAAGAATCGTGTAATAGCAGCATTTGACTATGGTCAGATCGAGGCTCGTTGTATTGCGGTTGCCTCGGGGGACAAAGCTTACATTAAGTCACTATGGGAGGATTACGACGTTCACTACGAGTGGGCGCAACGAATTGCGCGTGCCTATCCAGAACGGATTGGTGGACGGAAGCTGCTCACCGATAAGCCAACAATGAAAAACTTTCGTACTGACATCAAGAATCAATGGACGTTCCCGTTGTTCTTTGGTGCATCGTTGATGAGTGCTTCTGGTTATCTGAAGATCCCGGAGGATGTTCTCCGTCCGTTATACAATCAGTTTTGGAAGACATTCAGTGGTGTGAAGGATTGGCAGGAGGAGCTTGCCAAGTTCTACCGAGAGAACGGTTATGTGGCGACCCTCAACGGTTCGCGTCGTCGTGCTCCGTTGAGTGCCAATCAAGTCCTCAACTCACCGATCCAAGGCTCTGCTGCTGAGATCGTGATGGATGGTATGTGTAGGTTGTCGGAAACAGGCAACTGGGATCTGCAGGCAGAGATCAATATCCATGACGATTTAACGTTCGTGAGTATGCCTGTTGACCGAGTGGATGAGTTGGCCGAGCAAGTGATTACTGAGATGCTTGACATACCATTCCCGTGGGCAGATAAGGTTCCGTGGTCGGTTGAGATGTCGGTCGGTACAAACTGGCTGGAACTTGAAGAGGTCGGTACGTTCTTCAGTCATCATTGGTTCAATGAGAAGAGGGCAGCGTAATGGATGAGTTTATTAACAAATACCGGCCTGATACGTGGGATAAGGTGGTTGGGCATAAGGAGCAGGTTGCTTCCATCAAGGCAGCGCTTGAGAAGAAGCGCGCCAAGGTGTTTCTATTCAGCGGTCCAGGTGGTACGGGCAAGACCACGTTGGCACGTATTGCCGCTGTAACAGCCGGATGTCCGTTGTCCGAACACATTGAGATAAACGCTGCTGTGCGCACTGGTATTGACGATATGCGCGAGGTACAGGACGCGATCACATACCGACCAGTTGGTGAAAGTAACGTCAAAGCGGTAATCGTTGACGAGGTTCATGCGTTATCGAAGAACGCTGCTCAATCACTCCTCAAAGCCCTGGAGGAGCCACCCAGTTGGGCATATTGGTTTCTATGCACCACGGAGCCCGCTCGGGTGTTACCAACGCTGAGGACCCGGTTCTTTCATGTAGCGTTGAAGCCGTTGTCAGACAAGGTCTTGTTCGATTTGCTAGATGACATTGCCAACAAGGAGAACTTGATCTGTAACAAGTTTGTAATCAACGTCTGTGTTGATAATGCAGGTGGGTCGGCTCGACAGGCAATCTCAAACCTAGCGCTCTGTGCTGAAGTTCGTACTGGTAAGAAGGCGGCAGCGCTATTACAGTCAACTACTGTAGCTCACGCTGACGCAGCTATACTTGGACGGTTGTTAGTGTTTGGTTCGTCCTGGCCTGAGGCACAGAAGATACTCAAGAACCTGAAAGCAGGTGGAGCTAATCCAGAGAGCATTCGGAATGGCGTGCTTGCGTATGTTGATAGTGTTACGTTAGGTACGCCAAAGGAGTCGGTTGCTGGTCGTGGGTGCGAGGTACTGGATGCGTTTAAGGAGCCATTTTATAACAGTGCAGCGCTCACAGTGGCGGTAGGAAAGGTGTTGCTGTCATGAAGAAAAGATCAACTGAAAAGTTTACGACGGCTGAAGGTGTTAGTGATAGTATCAAGGAGTTTGAGGGTCAGTTGGTTGTGGACCGTGATAACCTTGAGGAAGAGGTCATCCGCCAACCAGAGTTCTACTATCATGTTTCTGAGCAGCTGGTCTACGCTGTAGATCTGCGGGACCGGTTGAAGAAAGATCTAGAGGAGCTCGAAGCTGAGGTAGATAACAAGATCCGTTCATTGGCCGAACGTAACGAGGACAAAATAACCGAGGCATTTGTTAAGAAGCAGATTGCTGCTGATGGCAAGGTGCAGGCTCTTAATCGTGAGCTACTCGATGCCAAACGTCAGGTTGGTCTGTGGGAGGCCATGAAGGAAAGTTTTGGTCAACGGTCCTACGCTGTGAATAAATTGGCGGATATGGTGATTGCGCGGACAATGGGGTCGGGTGGTAGTATCCGTGAACGTGACGATGCTGATACGCAACGTCGTATCGATGCTGATACGCAACGTCGTATCTCGGAAGAGCGAAGACGGAGAGAACGTTAATGCAGTCTCTACTCGAACTGCTGGCGTGGTTAGTACAGATCACGCTCGTCAGCGGGTTGATCGGTGGGCTGGCTGCGATCGTTGCGTATGTTGTTGTCCGGAGTGCTAGCTTTGCCTATTTCCGGACCAAGTTGGATTTCTTGCGTCGTGCAAGAAAGTTGAAGCGAAACGGAGAGCACTGATGGCATTTAAGTACCATGGCCGCTCCCGGAAGGTTGAGGACGTCGTGCGGCGTTCTAAGCAGTCCGGCGGCTCGTACGACAGTTTCCTCATCCCAGGCATCATTAAGTACAAGCCACGTGAGGGTGAGAACAGGATCCGTGTCTTGCCAAGAACTTGGAAGGACACGGAGAAGTGGGGCGACAATTGGGAAGTGCTTGCCTCGTTGCATCGTAACGTTGGACCTGATGAGGCTACTTACCTCTGTCTTGACAAGATGCAGGGGAAGAAGTGCCCTGTGTGTGAGGTTCGGCGGAAGGCTGAGAGTGAAGAGGCTGATGCGTTGCGTGTTCAAGTCCGGCCGATGGTTTGGATCATTGACCGTGACAACGAGAAGGCTGGTGTGCAACTTTGGGACATGCCGTTGGGCCTGTTCCGGGACATCAACCGACGTTCGGTTGACAAAAAGACCAACGCCGTGATCCTCGTGGACGATCCGGAAGAAGGATTTGATATCATGTTCACGAGAGAGGGGGAAGGCAAGACCACTAAGTATGTCTCGGTTGAGATTGACCGGGATCCAACTCCACTCCATGACAATGAGAGGAAAATGGCACGTTATCTTGAGTACGTTCAGGAGAACCCGGTCCCGTCGGTGTTGAACTTCTACGACGCGGCCCATATCGAAAAGGTACTGTTCGGCCAGGTCGAGGCCGCACAGAAGCGTCGTCGTGACGATGATGACGAAGACGAGGACGAGGAGGAAGAGACCACTTCCACTCGTCGCCGCCGCCGTCGCGTTGATGATGACGAGGAGGAGGAAGAGGAAGAGGAGCGCACGACTAGTCGCAAGAAGAAGCGTCCGGCTCGCGACGAGGACGAGGATGAGGACGAAGCGGAAGACGAGGATGAGGACGACGACGAGGATGAGAAGCCCGTTCCTCGCCGTAAGAAAAAGCGTCCCGTTGCCCGCGATGAAGAGGACGATGAGGACGACGACGAGGATGAAGACGAGGAGGAAGAGGACGACGAGCCTGCTCCCCGTAAGAAGAAGCGTCGTCCTGTAGCACGTGACGAAGAGGAAGATGAGGACGAGGACGATGAGGACGACGACGAGGATGATGACGAGGAGGACGATGACGACGAAGAAGAAAAGACCACGTCCGCTCGGGCCAAGCGTCGGTTGGCTCGTCTCGCTCGGAAGAAGTAAGGCGCATGAAGCGTCGTAGACCAAAACAGGTTGTGCAGAGGGGAAACTACTTCCCCTCTGCCGACACTCAAGTGAAGTGCATCCCTACTGGTTGTGGTGCGCTTGATGGTATATTTGGGGGAGGTTGGCCAATTGGTCGGATTGCCAACATCGTGGGTGACAGGAGTTCTGGCAAGACCTTATTGGCAATTGAGGCATGCGCTAATTTCGCCAAGTGTGCACCAAAGGGTAAAATCTGGTACCGGGAGAGCGAGGCTGCTTTCGACGTGGAGTACGCCGAGAGCCTTGGGTTACCTGTTGGCCGTGTCAACTTTGGGCCAGATGGAATTGATAGTCATTGGGATACGGTCGAGCAGATATTTGAGGACCTGGATAAAAAGTTGGCTTACCTGGAACGCACCGGTAAGAGCGGGCTCTACGTGATTGACAGTTTGGATAGTTTATCCACCGAAGCTGAACTAGGCCGCAAGATTGGTGAAGGCAGCTATGGCATGGAGAAGCCAAAGCTGATGGGTCAGCTACTCCGTCGGTTGGTGCGTCGGTTGCGTAAGACGCGGATGGCGTTGCTGGTGATCAGTCAGACCCGAGATAAGATTGGCGTGGTGTTCGGTGAGCGTCATACGCGGAGCGGTGGTAAGGCGTTAGACTTCTATGCCAGCCTCATTGTTTGGTTGCATCATATGAAGACTCATGCGCGCAAGATCAGCGGCATCAAGCAGGCTAAGGGCATTCGCGTGATGGCCAAGGTCAAGAAGAATAAGATTGCGCCGCCGTTCCGTACTTGCGAGTTCGATATTCGATTTGGCTACGGCATAGAAGACCTGGAGGCTTCGCTGGGTTGGTTAGCGCAGGCTAAGCGGCTCGATCTAGTGGGCGTCAGTCCACGTGGTCTGGAGACGTTTATAAGCCAACAGAGCAAGGCTCCGCGTGAGCAGCGGGTGGCAACACGCTCAAAAGTAAGAGATGCAGTGCTTGCTGCGTGGAAGGAGATGGCGCAGCGCATGAGGCCTGCTGAGACTAAGTACTAGAAAGCCCATGGTTGTGCGCGTTTTTGACCATCAAGGAACTTGACGACGGGTACCGAGTTAACAAAGATCGCCATACGGAAATTCTGTTGTTGTTTCAACGGTGTCGAGGTAACAGTATGATCCTTCCGCTTGCTTTTGTTGACAATCGAGTTGACGAAAACTCTCCGCTGGGGAACTGCGGAAGCGTGCCTGACAAAAGAAAAAGACGCCGCAAGGTTAAGGAAGTCTTATCCGACTGGATGGTGGTGCGCGTCAAGACTAATCAAGAACGCTACGCTGCCCGCAACATTCGCCGTCAAGGTCAAGAAGCGTTCGCGCCGTTCATTGGTGCTGATGGCTCCAGCCGTGAGACACCGCTCTTCCCTGGCTTCATCTTTGTCCGTGGCCCAGCGTGGTGGTACCTGAAGTCCACGTATGGTGTGTTGTGTCCCATCATGTTTGGGAACATGCCTGGTCTAATGCCAATCAAGGCAATGCGGGAGTTACGGAAGAGCGCAGGTGAGGATGATGTTATCCGGTTGAAAGCTGCGCGCTTCCGTAATGGTGAGAAGGTTCAATTTCGTAATGGACCTTGGAAGGGTTGGACTGGGGTATTCCGTCAGACTGTTGGTCAAAATCGGGTGCTGGTGCTCCTACAAATTTTAGGTGGTGAGCACGCGCTCGAGTTCCACCATGAAGATATCACCAAGTACGAGGGAGGCAACGGTGTCGGCGTATGAGATGCTATGGGTGGCAGTGGTTGTTCTTGGGTTGATAA